GTCATATATAGGCTCGAACCTTATCCGCTGGTAGTCGTTGTCCTCGTCGTATTCGTCTTCATATTCAGCGCGGAGACGCCAGGCACCCATGCCCCCATCCACCATCTCTTTAAATGCGTTGTCTCGGGCTTCCTCGGCGGAGCTGTCCACCTCGTCGGCTCTATATAGTCCGTCGCACAGCTCGGCTAGGTTGTCGTGTCCTCCTTTGCGGGGAGTAAAGTCAACGCTGATCCTGTTGTTTCTATATTCGTTTTCAATGCGAAGAGTGGAGAGGTGTATCTTGTTTACTTCAAGTTTCGGTTTGTTCTCGAAGTTCTTAGCAAAATCTCCATCCCACTGGGCGCCGGCGATATTAACAAATCGACGATCCTCAAAGCATTGATCCCGCTCGTCCCTCGTCGCGCTGTTAATTCGCCCAAAATGTTTAAGGGCCTCATCGTGTAGGTCTTCCTTCATCACCAATGCATCTCAACGGGTATATCTTGCGGGGCTTCCTCAACATGCGGAGTCTTGCCTGTTCTTCTCAACGCTTCCAAAGCATACCGTGCCGCGTCGATACAGTGGTTGTTCTTATCTTCAAGAATCGGGAGCACTTCGTCGGTCAACGGGTCGGTTTTGTACTTGTAATGTGTGAGCTCGTCGATTATATGTCGGCACCTCGGATGAACAATGATTTCATGGGATCGCATGAACTCTATACCCTCCTCGATGCTCCGCGCGCCTTTAACGGCGCCCTTAACCTTGAAACCTGACCGGCGCAAGTGGCTAATTGTTTCGGGCCTAGAGGAGTCGGCAACTATTGTCCACTTCTCAGCCTCGGGCACCTCAAGCAGTAGGTCTGGCAAGTTCACAGTCTCGCACCCTACCTCGTAAGCCTCATAATCAAAGTACAGCCGCCGACCCACAACATAGCAACGTAGAAGAATGGAGGGGTCCACGCTGTAGCCAAAGTCGAGGCCATAACGGAATATAGCGTCCGCTGGAGTCTCGAACAACTCGACGCGCCAGTTCTTGAAAACTGTGGCATTGGAGCGTATAAGATACTCCCCGCCCCAGACGTGAGCATGTTTGCCTGGGTCAACTCTCAAGTCGTGCTCCATCTCTTCACGTAGCACGTCAGGGAACCAAGGGTTCTTGTCCCAGTTAACAATGTCTAGATAAGTCCTCGGGGGCTTCTCTTCCTGCGAAAACATGTTCTCTACCGGGTCGTTAGCGTTCTTAGGGTTCCATGTGAAGTATATTTGTGATCCGGGTTTACGGATCGTGGGTTTTAGAACGTCCAAGCTGGTCTGGCTTATTGTCTGCGCTTCCTCGACCCAGCACAGATCAATACCCTCAATGGACTTGATGGAGTCGATGTTGGAGCGAAGGCCGGCAAACAGTATCAAACTCCCGTTGGCGCCTCGGATTTCGGTATCTGTTGACTCGAAAAAAGTATCAAAGCCCGCGCGTTCTATCTCGTCATCGAGTAGACGTTTCACCGAGTCTTTAATAGATTTTTGAATCTCGCGGGTGCATAGAACCCTAATGGGCTCTTGTACCGCGCGAAGCACCAGAACGCTCGCCATGGTGCGAGACTTCCCCGACCCCCGCCCTCCTTTAAGTGCAAAGTAACGGAAGTCAGGGGAGAAAAGAGGCTCAGCCCAATCAGGAAGTCTTATTTGTGACAAATTTTACTGTAGCGTTTAAGCTCTCGCCTTTTGAAGTATGGTCTTGTTTAACTTCTTGCTTCTCGCTCCATCCGAGTTGATTAAGCGCAAACTTAGCCATACCAGCATTTAATTCGCCGTTTAAACCCCCCTCCTCTAAAGCTTCCTCTCTGGCTAAGTTTATCTGCTCGCCTATGTCTCTTATTTCTTTATCTTCCTTGTAAAGAACGTAAAGCCAAGACCTAGAAATTTGATTTTTTCGACAGAACGAGGTAATAGTTTTATAACAATCTTCTTTCAAATAGGACCGCATTTTGTCCTTTAATTCCTCGCGGTCTATTTCATACGGTCTACCCGCTGGCATAACAAAACCCCCTAATATGACGGCTTTTTAGAGCCGCTCTTTTTACCTGCTTTCTTTTTTTTCTTCATGTCTCACCTGTTTAGTGTTAGGGGGCCATCATAGCCCCCTTTGTGCGTTATTAAAGCTTTAGTCGCTCCATCCTTCGCTTAGCTTCGTTATCTATGCACAACTGAAGCGTTTCGACAATTCGCTCCAAGCTCTCAATCTTGTACCTTGCAGCCTTGAGTTCTGACTTTGCGCAAACTAGCTCAATGTTTAGTTTGAGGAGTTCATCAGCGTGTGCCCTTTGCTCCTCGTAGTTTTCGCTCTGTAGCTCGTCAATTTTTGCCTGTTGATCAGCACAGAAATTTTCCATTGCGTTCATTATTTAATTTCCGTAAAGCATATAAAGAGGGAGCATATTATGCCCCCCATAATCGTTGCAACAGCATCAAGACGGTCTGGCGTGCCTCTCCCGCTCCATTTATCCCAAAGCTCCTTCCCCCCTGCGGCACCAAAACAAGCGAACAGCGCCCAAGCCATGCCTAGCATAGCATTGAACACAAGCACAATGGCGGCACCGTAAAGGAAGTGAAGTTGTTTATCAAGAGGCATAAGCACCCCCCAGAGTCACAAGCGGCACCCAAGTGCCCAGGTCATCGTCAGGCCACTCCGTCAGCACCTTAGGCGCGGACTCAATCACCGTCCAAGGCACCCAATAAAGCAATTTTCCACTGACCACCTTCGTTGGCCAAACGCCTCTGATGTACATTTGGGAAATCTGTTTAGGCAACTCAAACACGTTCAAGCCTTCCGTTAGCTACCCAACGTTCAAAGCACTCCCGCGGAGTTTCGCCTTCGCCTGTCTCATCGTCCAAAACGATCTTTTCAATCCATTGACTGCCGGTCATAATGTACGGCAACCCGTACGGCTCGGTATTGATCCATTTTTGAGCTAGCGCCTCAGTGTAGCTCAAAGCTCCCTCCGATTTAACATGAGAGAACAGATAGGTACTGTAAAAGTCATATACAAACCCGCAGGCGATGATGAAAATCAAAACCAAATTAAACATCAAGAGTTCCATTGTCAAAATCCTCCAAAACTTTATTTATTGCAATTTCTGTGATGCTTGTGATGCGGTTTTTGCCGCTTTTCCAGTGACTCACTGTACTTTTTGAAGTGCCTAATTGCTTTGCGAGCCAGGCGAAAGAAAGGCCCCGCTTACTCAGGGCCTCCATGAGCTGTATATTATTCAAGCGAAATCACTCTCAGATAAACCATAATAAGCCATCGGATCGGACTGTAGCCGCTCCTCATCCATGACGGAATAAAGCCAGTCCGCCCACTCTCCGTCATTGAGCTTTTGTGCTACGGCTTCGCAAACATAACTGCAGGGGCGGTCGTCGAACAATATGCTAGAAACATCTTTTTCTATTAACTCGCCCCAAAAGTCACCGAAATCTGGATCGCTGCGGTCATACCAGGCGCTCGCGCATTTGTCAAACCAGTATTCAAGTGTCTCGTCGATGATTTGTGTTCTTGTCTTCATAATTTTCCTAAAGTAGTTGGATTGATTATATTAACTATTTAAATGGGTCAACCTCGGGGCCCAAACCACAACAGCAAAAGCCGAATAAGTTGATTTGTTCTTTATTCAAAAAAGAGTTTCCCAAAGTTTTGTCACAAATCAGACAGCGTGAAATTGAGTTTCTTTTGTGCTGCACACATGTGATTGTGCAACTCGTTCCGTAGCTCATCAAGTCGCCTCGCTGCGGCTTGTTCTTTGATTCTGCTTGCATTTCTAACCTCTTCTAGTTCTGTTAAAATATTTCTAATAAAAGATCCCACCTGTTCGGGAGAATTAAAAACTTCCCTAATTGAGCCCCCTTCGATCATTTTTTGTCTTTGTTCATTCATGATTTACCTCAAAAAAAAAGGGAGGGGTTACCCCCCTGCTTGTTGTTATTCGGCGAAGTCGCCGGTTTTGGTTATAAACATCCCAAATATTTCAATGGTCTGGTCTTTATATGTGAAAATGTTGTGTTTGTGCGCCAGTCTGTTGGCGTGGTAGAGGTTAACCCTTGCGGAGTCCTCATCGTGTTTCATCCAGGCAACATAGCCTCGCTCGATTTTTTTAATGATGAGTTTTTCCATTTTTTCGAAGTTAGTCATTTTATTTCCTTAAAGTAGTTGTGATGAATTGATTATATCAACTATTTCAAGGCGTCAACTCCCTAAATTTATCAAAAGCATCCTTGGCCCCCTTTCCAACAATAACCACCTGACCCCGTTGCTCAAACTCTGCATGCACAATATGTTGTGCATCGCTTACCCTGCCCCCCTTTCTGGTCTTTAGCTCGATCCAGATAATGCGGCCACCAGCCAGCAAAACGAACAGGTCAGGCACACCAGCAACGACGCCTTCTTGTTTCATCCTAGTGGCCTCGCGCACATCCCTTTTGCCGCCATTGGGCACCGCTGCGACGAAGTAGCCCATCCCCCTTAATTTGCGGACTAGGGCCACCTGTTCGTTATGTTCGCTTGCTTTGTGTTTAGGCAATCCAGTCTCCGTAAGGGGTGCTCACAATCTCTATTTTATCACCGGTCTTCAATTCTTTAAGCTGCTCCCGAATCTTGCCCTGTTTCGCTGTTCCGTTGCTAGCGCTTTTGAACAGGGGTTTATCTCGCTCCTCAACCTTTGCCACAAAAAGAACGCCATGATACCCCATTTTAGAAACCTTGGGCTTTTCCCACCACCGCACCAAAGTGAGGCGCTCGTCTTTGGCTTCAACCTCGACAAGCTTTTGCCTGGCATCCACCTCTTCAACCTCCTCAATATGGATATGCCCACAGGCGGGACAGACTTTACCACCAACAGGAATCACCTCCAGGCACTCTTCGCAGACCTTGGCCGTTGGCTCGCCTTCGCTTTTGCTTTCCTTTTCCCCCTTCGCCCTCACCTTGGGGTTGCTGGGCAGTCCATGGGTGCGGTAGTTGCCAACTAAATCCAACATTAGGCAATCAGACTTGCCCTCCGTCACCCTCAAGCCCCGCCCTGCCATTTGGGTAAACAGCGCCGGCGACTTGGTGGGGCGGGCAAAAATGACGCAATCAATGCACGGCGCGTCGAAACCAATAGAAAGCTGCGACACATTAACCAATATCCGCTGCCTGCCCGCCTTAAACTCATCAACCCGATCCCGCCAGACCTCCTTTTTCAGCTTGCTATGCACCGCAAAGCATCCCAACAGCCCCGCCAATCGTTCGGCGTGTTCAATGGTTACCGCAAAAACAATGATGTGCTTTCTCTCCCCTGCATAGTCCTCAATGGCCTTTGCTACGCTGGCCATATGCACTTCTCGGCTCATCAGCTCGCCTAATTCCCCTTCGTTGTATTCGCCCGCGACCTTTGAGACCTTGCCCAAGTCATCCTTCACTCCACCGTCATCAATTTTATAGCGGTACTGGCTCAGGTAGCCTAGGCGGATCATTTGATCCATCGTCGTTTGAAAAACCAGATCACCCCAGGTTGTGCCTTCACCGTAAATGAACCCCTGCCCTAGCTTGTAAGGTGTCCCTGTAACACCTAGCACCCTAAGCCTAGGATTCTTGGCCAAAAAATAGTCCACGATTTCTTGATACTGTGAGCTATAGAGGTGCACCTCGTCAATTATGATCAAATTGACCGCCCCAAAACTCTCTAGGTTCTTGCCAACCGTCTGCCTCGTCCCAACCGTGACATCAGCTACCTGCTTAGACTTGCCCATAAAAAGGCCACATTCCACCGTAGAATCGACGGCGCGGAACTTCTCGACCGTTTGCACCACAAGCTCCGTCAGGTGCGCTAAAAACAGGCATTTTGCGCCCCATTGGTGAACCGCCTTGGACATCAAAGCACTAGACACAATTGTTTTACCAAAAGACACGGGAGCCACCGCGAGGTGATAGGTGCCGCCAGTCTTGAATGACTCCAAGCAATCGTTTACGAAGTTTTCTTGGATTGGTCTAAGCTGCAAACCTTCCCCCCTTTGCCCCCTTGTGTTCCCCCCTTGTTCCCCCCTTTGAAACCTTATGTTTGTTGGGGTTCCCCCCTTTACCCCCTTCTTTTCTTAAAAGATTTGGATAAAGAGGAAAGAGGTATAGGGGGTATACACTATATACCCTATAGGGATATGAGACTCCCCAAAAGGGGGGGAAGGGGGGGACCCCCCCGCAAACCCTTATGTTTATTGACTTCAAGCCTC